CAATACATCGCCCACCGGTCGATAGTGTGGGATATAATCCAGTCCACAGATCTTCAAGGTTTTCAATGTGTGCGGCCTCGTCAAGAACCAAAAGCGACAAAGCTTCTGAACGACCCGCATCACCGGACGTTGAGGCTGCTTTAATAGACGAGCCATTGGAAAGTTCGAAAGATGTCCGGTTGTCCACACTGATGGTGGCGATCTTCAGCCAATCTGGGACGTTACGCATAATATGTTTAACTTTCTTAACCAAGTTTCCTGCTGTCGCAAACTTAGTCGCCATAACAAGAATGGCTTTGTCGCGATGGAACAACATCATCCATACAATATAGCCTGCGGTAATCGTTGAGATTCCAAGCTGGCGAGCTTTTAGAATGACGTTAAAGCGATAATCATTGAATTCGGTAAGAAGTGTGTCTTGGAAGTCGAAAGTGTTAAAAAGAATAAGCCCATGTAATGGGTGCGATATTCTTGCGTATGTATTAAGAAAGTATGAAGGATCTTTTCCACATTTTAAGATCTCTTTGACTTTTTGTTTTTTGTCTAATTGAAAGCTCATTAATCATTTTTTATTTCATTTAAAATCGCTTCAAGTTCTTCTCGGATAATTTCGTCTATACTGCGAGTAGAAAAGGGCTTAATAACGGGCCGGTCTCCCTGGGCGCCTCCAGCTTGATATTCCGTGGGGAAGTCTTCCTCTTCAGGCTCTTCTCCTGCTTCCTGGGCGGCGCGCCTTTCTTCTTCGCCTTCTAAGGCTTCTTCTCCATATAGGTCGGAAAACACGTCACCAAAGATATCGGATACTGCCGGTGCATCTGCCCCCTTTAACATTGCAGAAATTGCAGGAATAGCGTGCTCTGGCGCCAGATCTTCTTTAATAACCTCTTCTGCAACAATTTCTTTTAATCTCTGTAAGGTGAGCTTCATTCTTCTTTCTTCCTTGTGTCGTTATCAGGTCGAGAGCCCCAGCCGCCTTGACTAAGAAATGTTTTCCACCCTTTTTCCATTGCCCCTTCGGAAGGAACACCAACTTGCATTTCTTTGTCTAAGCCGCCGATTTTATAGTGTTTTTTGGCAGTTACCCAAGAGCGAATACGCGAAGCGCTTTGAACATGTAGATCCGCCTCGCCTTGTTCTGTTAGAGAAACAGAGTTGCCAGTAATTCTTTTATATTCTTTTTTAAGAAAGGAAGTAATATCTGCCAAACGTTGTTCAATTTCGCTTTCAAACCCAGAAGCATAAACTTCTTTAAGCATAACTTCGGAATGATATTTAAGACACATCATGTTGCCATAAAAAACGACACCAAAGCCATCCATAACTCTTTTGTCAATAAGCGGAATACCTTCTTCTCTCTGAAGGCCGGCAGTTAATGCTTCCCCTTCTTCTGTTAGCGCGCCATCATATACATTCGCGGCCGCTTGTGATAATCCTTGAATAATTTCATAAACTGTTGCCATTATTTGGTCTCCATCCTTTTAGCCATCTTTCTTCTCTATCCTCGACATATTCAATGTAACATTTATTGCAACAATCAAACTTGACAAGACAAACATCATCCATAGATTTCTTTGGAAAAACTCCGCAGATAGGACAACATCTTATAGATTCTCTATTAAGTAGTTTTTTTGAGATCTTAATCCCATTAACATCTACTTTTTCTTGCCATTCATCGTTCTTATACTGTTTCTTATAAAATTCTTTAGATTGTTCAAGATATTCTTTCTCTTTGATCTCGGTCCAATTTCCCTTTGGGTTCTGAACTGCCTCTTTGCCATACTTTTCTGCGATGGCTTTTTCAATTGCGGCAATTTTATTAGGATCATCGCTCATTAAAAACTCGATATGCAGCATAAGTTGTCGCAACTCCCGCAGCCACACCGCCGGCAAACCACCACCATTTGTTATTTGGCGACTGGGCCGCAATTGCCTCCTGAAGCGTTACAATTTCTCTGTCTTTTTCTGTTATGCGCAATTCATATTCTTTTAGCATCGAATCCAAGCGAATTTGAAAGTTCTGCCTTTCGAGATGAAATTCGGTTGCTTGTCTATCTATTTGATATTCTACTTCCAAATCGCAATCTAGACGATATTGTTCTGGTAGAACGAGCAATTCGGCGATTCCGCGCTTATTGAATAAAACGCCTTCGAATGGTGCAGGCTCATCTTCGCCAACAATTGTGAATTGTGCGGGAGCTGCGTGTGCCGTAAGTGAAAATAATAATACTTTAAGGAACATATTGAAATCCGAATGCGTCTTCTACTTTATCTGCGAGTTCTTGTTTGTTTTCTGTGAATTGTTTGCGGTTGTCAATCTCTACTTCAATCTCGACAATCTTCTCTTCAGTTATAGTTTTAATGTTTTCTTTCTCTTTGAGATATTCTCGCTCCAATGTCTCCATTGATTCGCGATAAACGCGAAGAGCATCTTCTTTCTTTTGAAGTTCTTCGGCATGAATTGCTTGCAAGCCTTCGATCTGATTCTGTAAAGATTCTTGACTGGTCTTGTAGGTTGATTCTAATTGCTTATAATCATAACGCATTTTTCCAATAACTGTAAGCAAAAGAATAATAATTGTTATTTCTTTCCAGTTTCTCTTCATAAATGCGAGAACTTTAAGCCAGTCAATTTTTAACATTATACGCCTTTCATCTTCGCAATACCATCAATAACACCTTGCGCGCCGATGTAAATTGCAGAGAGCATTACCCAGTCACTTGACTCAAGTCCATAAAATGCCATAAGTCCTGTGGCTGTTAGCCAAACCAGAAACTTGCGAGAAATCATCTTCTCGACCAATCTGTCTAATTTTCCTTTTGTTTCTTCCATCATTTTTTACCTCTTTTTGTTTTTGAAATTTCAATTGCTGCTAGTTGTTTTCTAGCTGCTTTTTTTGATTTTGGTTTTTTGGATAGCGCTTTGCCACCAAGCTTGGGATAAACTTTATATCCGTCTTCCACTTTCTTTATCTTCTCTTCTAACTCTTCTTCGTCTCTATTTCCCGAGCGCACTGCTGATAATATGCCGGCCAAAGCTTCTTCTATTTCTTCACGAAGCTTCTTACGCTGGGCATGGTCTAAAGTTCTTTGCAAACTAGAAAGATCGCTGATATCAAGACCAGCGTCCTCAAGTTTCTTTTTTACTTTCATCATTTCAGGATTAATTTCGGGGATCCCGGCGGCTTCGAATTCGATGCCTGCAGCTGATAGCAACTTATCAGTGTCATCATCGGTAAGGCCACCATCAGTGATTATTTTTATAAAGTCGCCGAAAGCAGTATATAGTTTATCTGGATCGAGGCCGGCCTTGGTTAGTTTCTGAAAATAGCCACGTAAATGTGTTACTAGTTTTTCCTGTGTTCTTGGTGGTAATTTTGATGATGGGATTGGCAGGTTAGACTCTATCTCTTTTTCTTTTTCTTGTGCTGCGGCAGCTCTTTGTGCTTTTGATGAGCCGGGGCCTGTCAGAAACGGGTTGTCATCCGCTTGGGCGCTGCTGGCTTCTTGGTCTTGAGCGAGCATAAATTCCCTCCATTTTTCTCTTATCGCCGCGGCATCTCCGCCGAAGCCGGATATCCAGCGCGACGCGTTTTTTTGCAAGGACGAGTGTCCGTGCGTGTCGCGCCAGTCGGCGACAGCCTGTTCCCATTTGTTCTCTTTACCCGTTAATTTTACTAACCTATGGTATGCTTTACTAAAGAATAATATATCATCGGTATCCAATAGTTGATCAATTAACCTCTGAACGGCTGGAGTGGGTGTGGATGATTCCGGCGCCGGCGCATCCTCGGGCTCATCCCAACCCTCAGCATCCCAGTCGACCACGACCGGCTGGGGCTCGGTCGGGGCTGCAGGAGTCGCCGGCGAGGCCGCTGGGCCGCGGACTTGCTTGATAACCGGAGCAGATCCGGGCGGGGGGTCGGGATTCGTAGTAGCACGCCCTGCTTGCTCATCAGACATCGAGCCGGCGGGAGTGGAGGCCGCAGCAGGCGTGGATCCTGCAGGGCTAT